TACAACGTGCGCCAGAGCGCAGAGTATTCTACGTTGATGTGGGCAACATGCCTTCACACCTTGCTATGCAATTTGTGGAACGTGTTAAAACGGAAATACATCAAAGACGGATCCCATCCAAGACAGGAGGAGGAGCGAATGTTATAGACTCGTCATACAATCCTCTGTCAATCAACGAAGATTACTTTTTTCCACAAACTGCTGAAGGACGTGGTTCAAAAGTTGAAACACTACCCGGCGGTACTAACTTAGGAGAGATTGATGACCTTAGGTACTTTACTAACAAACTGGTTCGCGGATTGCGTATTCCTAGCAGTTACTTACCCACAGGTGCAGACGATGGGGCAAGTCAATACAACGATGGCCGTGTTGGCACAGCATACATACAAGAGTTAAGATTTAACAAATACTGCGAACGTTTGCAGGATATGGTAGCTGAAGATTTTAACAGTGAGTTTAAACTGTATTTACAAAGCAAAGGTGCAAACATTGATTATGCAATGTTTGATTTAAGACTAACTCCACCACAAAACTTTGCAGCATATAGACAAGCAGAACTTGATAACAACCGTATTAGTACATTTACAAGCATGGCAGCAGTTCCATATATATCAAATAGATTTGCACTTGAAAGATTCTTAGGATTGAGTACAGAAGAGATAGCAGAGAACGAACGTTTATGGCGTGAAGAAAATGACGAAAACCTAACTGATCTTGTTACAGACGATATGGCAGGCGAAATGAGAGGTGCTGGACTAAGCGGTGCTGATCTTGCAGGCGACTTTGGAGGACTTGAAGACGAGTTAGGTGACGATTTAGGCGGAATAGATGGCGGCACTGATACTGCACCTGAAACAAATACCGGAGACGAACTTGGCGGTGGTGGTGCAGAACCAAATCCGGCACAAACGATATAAATACATTATGATACTTAGAGAACTATATTACTTTGATAGAGAAACAATGGAGCCTACTGAGGACGACACCTACAATGCTGAGGACGATACCAGTATTGTTAAAGTTGACGACAATAGAAAAAGTAGACTATCTCTAAAAGATATCAATCGTGCCCGTAAAGCATCTGATACTCATACAGAACAAAAAGCCAAGGATCTTAATTATGTTAGACAAATGTACGGTCTAGCAGCACAAGCAGCCGCTGGCGGGATCTAATGTCAAATAAAATAGCTTTTGTACTTGGAAACGGTACTAGCCGTTCTGCAATCAACTTACATAACTTAAAAAACAAAGGTACAACATACGGCTGTAACGGCTTGTATAGAGAGTTTGTGCCAGATCATTTAGTATGTGTTGATACTAAAATGATTATCGAAATTAGCGAAACTGATTATCACTTAAAATACAATGTTCATTCAAATAGAAACAAACTAACTGAAAGAACACCTAATATTAATATTATGCATCCAAATAAAGGATGGAGTAGCGGTCCAACTGCCTTATTATTAGCAAGTCAAAACGATCATAACGAAATATACATATTAGGTTTTGATTATGTAGGTTTAGGAAAAGATAATCAACTAGTTAATAATATATATGCAGGTAGTAGAAACTATAAAAACGTTAATGATAGAGCAACGTACTATGGAAACTGGCAAAGACAAACAATGATGTGTATAAACCAGCATCCAAAAACTAAATATTACCGAGTACTAAGCTCAATAGAAGATTATATTCCAGATCATTTAAGAGATTTAAGTAATCTATCGCATATAACATATGAGGAATTTAGTAAAGTTTTTCAATAAAAAATATAAAACGGGTCGTTTTGACCCCATTTTACACGCATATTTACAAAAGAGTGTAAATATAATAGACAGCCTTGACAATAAAGGAGAATGACATGACTGATCGCAACAAGTTTGAAGAAATGCTTGAGCGTCTTGTAAATGAAGACAAAGAAGGTGCAGAAGCATTATTCCACGAAATCGTGGTAGAAAAATCAAGAGATATTTATGAAGGTCTACTTGAAGACGAAGAAGTAGAAGAAACAACTGATGAAGAAGTTGAAGAAGCTACTGACGAAGAAGTAGATGAATCAGATGAAGACCTAGACGAGTCAAATGACGAAGATCTAGATGAATCAGATGAAGACCTAGACGAAGCAACTGATGAAGTTGAAGAAGGTATGTTTGACGAAGGTGGTGATCCAGCTGACGAACTAGGAATGGACATCGAAATGCCAGGCGCAGACGATGGTGAAATGGACATGGACATGGACATGGGTGGCGACGAAGCTGGCGATGACATGGGCATGGGCGACGAAGGCGGAGACGTTGAAGATCGTATCGAAGATCTAGAAGATGAACTAGAAGCTCTTAAAGCAGAGTTTGCAGATATGATGGGCGACGAAGCTGGCGATGATGGAGATGACATGGACATGGGCGGCGATGACGCAATGGCTATTGACATGGACACAGACGATGCTGAAGAAGAGCCAGAAGAAGCAATGGCATTTGAAGCAGACGAAGAAGTAGAAGAAGCTACTGACGAAGAAGTAGAAGAATCAAAACTTCCAAAGTCAAATTCAGAACTAATGCGTGAGTATGCAGACAAAGTAGCACCAGCAAAAATGGGCGACAACGGCGCAAACGCAACATCACCAACAGCAAAACCAAACAACATGGGTGGCACAAGTGCTAACATAGTTGCAGGTGGCGACGGCGGAACAGGCGGAACACAAGGTGGTCTAGCTGCTCCAAGTGCAAAAGATATGAATACCAAGAACGTAAATGTTCCTGGTGCTAAAGGGGCGACAAAAATGTCAAACCAACCCGGCCATGGTGCCGAGAAGAAAGGTGCTGCACCTAACCAAGACGCAGGCGCAGGTTCACCTTTAAATGGCGCTCCAAAAAGAGCGAAGTAAGGACTGATTGATGAATTTACTAAGTGAAAGTTTGAGTTTTGACCAAGCTAAAGTGATTGTTGAGTCTGCTAATGAAGGCAAGGATCTTTATATGAAAGGTATTTGTATTCAAGGCGGAGTACGCAACGCAAATCAACGTGTATATCCCGTTAACGAAATTGGCAGGGCTGTCACCACGCTCAACGAGCAGATTAGCAATGGTTATTCAGTACTAGGCGAAGTAGATCATCCAGAAGGACTTAATATAAACATTGACCGTGTAAGCCATATGATCACAGAAATGTGGATGGATGGCCCAAACGGTTACGGTAAACTTAAAATACTACCAACTCCGATGGGACAACTAGTTAAAACAATGCTTGAAGCAGGTGTTAAACTAGGTGTTTCATCGCGAGGTAGTGGTAATGTCAGCGAAAGTGGCAATGGAGAAGTTTCCGATTTTGAGATTATAACAGTAGATGTAGTTGCCCAGCCAAGTGCTCCGGGCGCCTACCCAACACCTATTTACGAACACCTTATGAACAGCAATGGTGGATATAAGGCGTTCCTAACATCAAGGGAAGTACAAGGCGATAAAAAGGCACAAAAATATTTAAAAGAGAGCTTGTTAGATGTAATAAGCAAACTCCGCTAACTAGGAGAGGAGATCATATGTTAGACTCACTTAAATCACTCTTCGAAAACTCAGCACTATCGGAAGAAGTGCGTTCAGAACTAGAGGAAGCATGGAACGCTAAAGTTGAAGAAAATAAACTTCAAGCTACCGCAGAACTACGTGAAGAATTTGCTAAGAAATATGCACATGATAAAACAACAATGGTGGAAGCCATTGATGCTATGATGACAGAAAAACTTAGTGAAGAAATCGCAGAATTCCAAGATGACCGCAAACAACTAGCAGAAGCAAAAGCTAAGTTTGCAGTAGCACAGCGTAAAAATGCTAATCTAATGAAATCATTTGTTAGTGAACAACTAGCAAAAGAAATCAAGGAACTACACGCAGATCAAAAAGTAACAAAGGACAAGTTTGTTGCTCTAGAAGAGTTTGTAGTTGAATCACTTGCAAAAGAACTTGCAGAGTTTTATGAAGACAAAAAAGATCTTGCCGAAACAAAAGTACGTTTAGTACGTGAAGGCAAAGCACACGTTAATAAAGTCAAAACTGAATTTATTAAGAAAAGTGCAGCGTTAGTATCAGAAACAGTGTCAAAAGGACTTAAGAAAGAAATTTCAGCACTGAAAGAAGATATTGATCAAGCACGTGAAAATGATTTTGGCCGTAAGCTATTCGAAGCATTTGCTAACGAATATCAACACAGTTATTTGAACGAAAGTTCAGAAACATCAAAACTGCTTAAAGTTGTAGATACAAAAGACAAACAAATTGTAGAAGCACGTCAAGCAGCGGCTAAAGCGATCAAACTTGCGGAAGCAAAGTCAATCGAAGTTAAATCGATTAACGAAACAAACACCCGCAAAGACACTATTAATGCATTGGTTTCGCCATTAAGCAAAGACCAACGTGACATTATGACAGACTTACTGGAATCAGTTCAAACATCTCGTTTAAGAGCATCGTTTGACAAATACCTGCCGGCGGTAATAGACGGTAATACTCCAGCGAAGAAGAAGGCAGTACTATCAGAGGCAAAAGAAGTAACAGGCAACCGAACACAAACAAATGACATCAAAGCAGACGCAGACAACAATGTTGTTGATCTAAAGCGTTTAGCTGGATTATAATAAGGAGATACCAATGTCAGAACTACTCGAAAGTCGTTGGAATGATACCAAGTCAGCACTTCTTGAAGGCCTTCAAGGCAATAAGAAAGCAGTAATGGCTTCAACCCTAGAAAATACCCGTAGGTATTTGGCTGAAACTGCAACTGCGGGTGCTACATCTGCCGGTAACATCGCAACACTAAACCGTGTGATCCTTCCAGTGATCAGACGTGTTATGCCAACAGTCATCGCAAATGAGATTGTAGGCGTACAACCAATGACTGGCCCAGTTGGCCAGATTCACACGCTACGTGTTCGCTATAGCGACACAGCAGGCACAGGCGCAAGCGGTGCAGTAGCTGGTGAAGAAGCACTAAGTCCATTTAAGATTGCTGAAGCATATAGTGGTAACGCTACTAGTGCAAAAGCAGACGCTACAGCAGCACTTGAAGGCGCAGCGGGTAACCGTTTGTCAATTCAGATCTTAAAGCAAACTGTTGAAGCTAAAACACGTAAGCTATCAGCACGTTGGACATTCGAAGCCGCACAAGACGCACAGTCGCAGCACGGCATCGACGTTGAAGCAGAAATCATGGCAGCACTTGCTCAAGAGATTACTGCTGAGATCGACCAAGAGGTCCTAGCATCTCTTAACACACTAGCTGGTACAGGTACAGATACATTTGACCAAGCAGCAGTTAGTGGTACAGCAACTTTTGTTGGTGACGAACATGCTGCACTTGCAGTACTAGTTAACCGTGCAGCTAACCGCATCGCACAGCGTACACGCCGTGGCGCAGGTAACTGGGCAGTTGTATCACCAGCAATCCTAACAGTTCTACAAAGTGCTACAACTTCAGCATTTGCACGTACAACTGAAGGTACTTTTGAAGCACCAACTAACACTAAAATGGTTGGCACATTGAACAACGCAATGAAGATCTACGTAAACACATATGCAGCAGATGATGATGTATTAGTTGGTTACAAAGGTACAAGTGAATCAGATGCAGCAGCATTCTATTGCCCATACATCCCACTTATGTCTTCAGGTGTTGTCCTAGATCCAAGTACATTCGAACCAACAGTTTCGTTCATGACACGTTATGGATATGTTGAGCTATCGAACACTGCTTCGTCTCTAGGTAACGCAGCTGACTACTTGGAAAAAGTAGAAGTATCAGCAAGCAACCTAAGCTTCACATAAGTTTAGACTTAACAAAAAACAAAAATAGACCCTACGGGGTCTATTTTTATGATAACTATTTGCATGGAGTAATAAAAATATGCCAATAGGACAAATAATAAAATACAATAAAAAAAGAAAATATAGTGTAATACGTCCAGATAAGTGGGGACGAGAACTTTATGATGTTCTTTTTGAAACTAAAGACTTTAAAGCATTGCTAGGTGACGTAGTTGAATACGAAGAAGTATTATCTAACGGAAAAAAATATGCATTAAATCTTAGAAAAATAGAAAAAATCGGTTGACTTCTCTTACAGATATGTTATATTAAGTACATAAGCTAGACGACGGTTTAGATTAGATAGTGCAAGGAATGGCAATCCGTAGAGGTTGTAACTTGATTCATAGCTGTGGTGGCAATGCAAGAGCGTAGAGATACGAAGTTGTATTTTTAGACGTAACTGTTTAATATGAAGTTCCCTGATTTGAGCGTGGCTCTACAAAGGGGTTGTTGGTATTCACAGAGTCCAACCTATCACATTATAAATACTATATGGGAACAACCTGAACACAAGGCAGTTCATCCGAAGGCACTCATAGATCCTTCTAAA